TCCGGTTGATCAGGTAATTGATGATACAAAGACAGACAACCTTGTCGCAGAGTGGGAGTCCCTGGCTGCAGAGTTCCAGATCCCCGTCATGGCGCAGTTCCACGGATTTGATACAGAAGCAAAGACCACTTTCCGCGTGCCTGTTGATCGCCACAACATCGAGAAGGGGCTGATCAAGGTAAAAATCAATCAGTCTGAGAGAATGCGCACACTGCTGCGCTCTGGCGTCCAGAATGATGATCTTTATGATTACATCATCAGAGACGGCATCCGCCTGTCTGATCAGGTTGTTACAAGGTCCAAGGTCGCCAAGAATGAACTCCTGGCCACCGGCAAAGTGACGATCAAAGAGAACAACCTGAATCTGACTGTTGATTATGGCGTGCCTAACGCCAACACATCCCTGACGCTGGATCTTTCTGCGTCTGCAGACGTGATCTCCCAGATTCAGACCATCGTTGACAACGCCAAGAACGCAGGTGTCACGATCACCGGTATTTACACCAGCAGCGCCAACATCAACAAGATTCGCAAAAACGCGGGCCTGCAGACTGCCATCAACGGCAACATCGGTGCCGGCGCAATGATCAGAAGAACGGCTATGGAGGAATTCATGTCCGAGGAGTTCGGCATCAACACCATCCTGACCAATGATCTGACATATGGCAAGAGTGCGACAATCGGCGCGAATGGCCGCCCCAACATCACATCCGCGAGATACTTCCCTCAGAACAAGGTGACATTCTTCGCAACAAATCCCGGTGGTCGCCTTGGCCGTGGTCTCTGGGGAGACCCGCCTGAGATCGACAACGCGAGATTCTACAGCAACGAGGAGCCTTCCAGCTCTCCTTTCGTGTATGTCACCCAGAAGATGGAGTGGGATCCTGCAGTGCTGTGGACAAAGGCATCCGCGCTGTTCATGCCGGTCCTGTTCAATCCGAACAGCCTTTACATCGCAACCGTTTCTTCGTGATCGAATGAGGTGCAGCAATGCTTACTGAACTTTGCCAGTACTTAAAAAATTGGTTCGAGCTCGACCAGATCAGCGGCAAAGTTACTATCACTGACGGCAACATCACTGTCGTCAGTGATAGTTTACTTTTTAGCGGAAGCGCTCCAACAATCAAAATTGGCCAGTACATACACATCGAAGGGAGCATATTCAATAACGGGGTGTTCCAGTATGGAAGCGATATGCTCACGGATGAAACTTTTGAAGGCACCGTCTGGCTGATGGGGATCCCGCAGGCCATCATTGATCTGGATGCAGAAATTACCGCGTGGCGGGACAAATATGAATCAATCAGCAGCCCGGCAATGAGCCCGTTCAACTCGGAATCCTTCAAGGGGTATTCCTACTCAAAAGGGACGGTAAGCAGTGGAACCGGCGCAGAGAGCGCGCTCGGCTGGCAGAACGTTTTCGGGCCAAGGCTGGCACCGTGGAGGAAGATATGAGCCTGATAGATGAAGCAATGGAACCCTGCATCATTATGGATAAAGTGACCAGGGACGACGGTTATGGCGGAGTAGTGACCGAATACACAGAGGGTGCACCTTTTTCCGCAGCGATATCATTTGATGATTCCATTATGGCCAGGACCGCATCTGCTCAGGGTGTCACCGATCTGTACACGGTCACAACCAGGAAGAACATCGTTCTGCAGGCGCAGGACGTTTTTAAGCGCGTCAGCGACGGGAAGATGCTGCAGGTCACATCCGATGGATACGACAATGCAACACCTGCTTCCGCGTCTCTCGACATGCGCGTGGTGAGTGCAAAGGAATTCAAGACCAAAAAGAGAGGGTAAACGATGGACAGTTGGCAGGCTTTAAACGCTTTCTGGTCCGGGTTCGACGTGCCCGCATATGACGAGCAGACCGTTTTTGACGAGCGTTATTCGCCCGCCTATCCGCATATCACATATGAGTCTGCAGCAGGCACGAACGGCAACACAGAACTGCTTACCGCGTCACTCTGGGACATGGTTGACCCTACCGAGCAGACCGCTTCCTGGTCATGGCTCAAGCAGAAAGCGGAAGAAATAAAACATGCAATCGGCTACGGAGGATTAAAAATGGAAGTGGAAGGTGGCGGGATCTGGATCAAATTACCGGAGACGTCACCTTTTTCTCGTCCTATGCCTTCCGGCGAGGATAACATTCTCCGAATCCAAATGAACATAGAAGTTGATTACATAGGAGGTTTATAAATGGGAACTTTTACAGTTATTCCTGAGAGCACATTTGAAGATATGCAGCTTGATGCAGGGGTGCTGCTTACATCTTTTGATCCGGCAAATCCCACAGTAACAAATGCAAATATCATCACAGCAACAACCGGAGGTGTCCAGGCGACGTGCAAGCCGACTTTCAGCGATCTGGCTGAGGACGTGGACAATGTGCCGAACGGAATGAAGGAATTTCAGCATCTGGATTCCTGGGATTGCTCTCTGTCCACAACAGCACTCGGTACTTCTCCTGCAATGATCAAAAGGTCGCTCGGCTGCGCAGATATTGACGGGACCGACACCACAAAGATCGTCCCCAGGGCCGATCTGCAACAGACGGACTTTTCCGATGTCTGGTGGGTGGGAGATAAGGCTGATGGCGGCTTTGTAGCGATCCAGCTCAAGAACGCACTTTCCACCGAGGGCTTTTCCCTGCAGACCACCAAAAACGGCAAAGGACAGACCTCCCTCACTCTCCGCGGACACGTCTCCATCACCGCACAGAAGGAAGTGCCGATGGTGTTCTACAGCGTCGCAGGATAATAAAAAGGAGGATAGCCAATGAGTAAAAATTTAGCAAACTGCACACCCGATGAATTTCTGGATCAGTCTTTCCTGATCATGGACGCTGCGGAGAAGTTTATAAAAGTAAATGACATCCTCGGCATCCGCAGCCGCAAGGTGGAAGGTCTCCAGGAAATCCCGACAGACAACGAGGAAGAGGCTGATAGGATCCGCCATGAAAATGCAAAGAAGATCACAGCGCAGCGCATGAAGAACGTGAAGGACCTTCTGACATCCATGATGCACACCAACAAGAGCGAGACGCTTGAACTTCTGGCGCTTTCCTGCTTTATCGATCCGGCAGACGTGAACAACTACACAATGGCGTATTTCCTGCGCAATGTTGGAGAAATGATCTCCAATCAGGATGTGCTTGCTTTTTTTACATCTGCGGCACAGCTGGAGCAGACAGGTATTTTCAGTGCCTGACGACGCTACGACTTGACCTGCTCCCACGACTCGGAAAGAGCTATATCATCCGGCACTGCACAGAAGAAATGCGGAAGCAGACGGAGGATAAGCTCTTCCGGGTTTATATGACAGATGGATTAAAAGCCATTGCAGATAACTCGGCTAAACTCGTTAAAGAAGGCGTATCTCTTAAATCCAGGTACATCGAAATTATTGAGGGCATAAAGCCGGATGAACAGCCGGAGAAGCCGAAAGAAACCGGAGAGCAGATCATAAACAGAATCACATCGGGCTTAAATGCGCTCGCAAAGAAAGAAGGATCCAGCGACAACAACGTCGCTGGTTAACGATGAGGGCTAAAAATGGATTTAATGAATCTTGCCGCAAGGCTAACCCTGGATATGAAGGACTACGAGGATGCTATTGGAAAGGCAGGCAAATCCGCGCAGTCCTTTTCTAAAAATTTCGGTGGCGCCCTCGGTAAAGTCGGAGGTGCCATAAAGACAGTCGCAAAAGTCGGAGCCGTTGCTATTGGTGCTGGTGCAACCGCGGTCGGTTTTCTTACCAAACAGGCAGTGGAAGGATATGCGCAATATGAGCAGTTGGCTGGTGGTGTAAAAAAGCTGTTTGGCAGTGCTGCGGACGATGTAATACGGTTTGCAAACAACGCTTACAAGACCTCTGGCATGTCTGCCAACCAGTATATGGAACAGGCCACAGGTTTTGCCGCCTCGCTGATCAACTCACTCGGCGGGAATACAAAAGAAGCCGCTAAACTCGCTGACGTCGCTATGCGGTCAATGTCTGACAATGTCAATACCTTCGGGACGGATATGAGCAGCATCCAGTATGCGTTCCAGGGCTTCGCGAAGCAAAACTACACGATAAATCTAATGTCCGCCGCATAAGTGATTGTGCGGTGAGTGTGGGTGAACCTACCAAGGGTGTGGAGGAAACTCTGCTAACGGGGGAACTCTAAGGGCGTAAGCCTATGACAATCCCGTGCCAAGCCTCGAAAGAGGAAGGTGTAACGACTATCGGTTCGTCACCGAGTACATTGCCTATTGGTACGGCAATGGAAGTGCCCACTATCTCGCAAGAGATAAAGATATAGTCTAATCCCTTTTAAATACTGAGAAATCAGGGGTATTAATGGTTAGATAACCTCAAACTGGGTAGACACAACACCATTGCTCAGTATAAACCTCGTGAAAACGGTGAAACTCTCAATGTAGCATGAGACAACACCGTGCCAAGCCTCAAAAGAGGAAGGTGTAACGACTATCGAAACCACACAGTAAGTGGAAGGGAGTAGAGTACATCCAAGCGGATGGAAGTGCGAGGGTTTCGCAGAATTGCGATTCAAGAGATAGTCTGAACTCTATGGTGACATAGAGCAGTCGTTATAGACGGTCATGGCGTAGCGAACCATGATGAACATTTTTGTATGGTGGCACGAAGTCAGAGATGCAGCGTCTGATCGCAGATGCCGCGAAAGCAAAGGACGCACAAGAAAAACTCGGGCTATCTGTCGATGGCACATCAATGTCGTTTGATAACATCGTCAAGGCAATCCAGGTCGTCCAGTACGAGCAGGGCATTGCAGGAACGACTGCGAAAGAAGCGGCCACAACCATTGAAGGCGCTTTTAACATGACCAAAGCGGCATGGGAGAACCTTGTCGCCGGTTTTGCAAATCCTGATGCTGATTTAGGACAGCTAATGGATAACCTCATTGTTGCTGTTGTTGGAGATAAAGAAGGTACTGGTTTACTTAACCAGTTGATTCCTGCAATACAGCGTGCTTTAGAGGGTATTGGGAAGTTTATCAGCCAAGCCGCTCCCATCATCTCGCAGTATCTTCCCGGACTGATGGCGGCAATCCTTCCCGGACTTATTTCGGCGGCAACGTCACTTGTAGCAGGACTCGTAAAGGCATTGCCTACTATTATCAGCGTCCTGATACGGCAGATACCAATGGTTGTGACACAGCTTAAAAATGCTGTGATACAAGCCGCTCCCATGATGATAGAGGGTGGCAAAAACCTGATGAAATCTATCGGCGATGGATTGACGCAGGCGTTTCCGCAGCTTACTCCTGTGCTTAATGGACTAGGAAAAGTCTTCAGCGTGGCTTTTGATGCAATCGGAAAAGTAATTGATTTCTTCATCAAGCACTTTGAAACGATCAAGGGCGTTGTCGTAGTTGTCGCCGGTGCAATTGCCGGTGTTGGCCTTGTCGGTATCATTGCAGGCATTGCAGGAGCAATATCAACTGTTGTCGGTGCTATCGGTGGATTGATTTCTGCGCTGTCGATGATTAAGAGTTTTGCTGGACTTGTGTCCGTCATAACAACTCTTGCCGGTGGGCCGCTCATCCTGATTCCGGCGCTCATCGGTGCAATCGTGGCGGCAGTCATTTATCTCTGGAATACCAGTGAAGGATTCCGAAGTTTTGTAACTGGACTGTGGGAGACTATACAGAGCATAGTTGCAGGGGCGATTGAGGTTTTGACAAATCTCGGTGCGGCATTTGCGGCAATCTGGCAGGATGTTGTCAACTCTGCAACGGCGGCATGGAACACTATCACAAGTGTTGTATCCTCCGCTGTAACAGCGGTAAGCAACGTTGTAACAACGGTATTTAATGCGATAAAGGCATTTATTTCAGCCGCATGGAAAGCCGTCCAGACGGCAACAACAACCGTTTGGAATGCAATAAAAACCGTTGTAACCACGGTGATAAATGCGATTAAGACTGTAATTAATACAGTATTTAATGCTATCAAGACGGTTATCACTACGATTTGGAATGCCATTAAATCGTACATCCAGACTACGCTTTCAAATATCCAGAGCATTGTCACTACGATCTGGAATGCAATAAAAACCGTTATTACTACGGTAATAAACGCAATCCAGGCGGTGATCACCACGGTCTGGAATGCGATAAAAACGTACATCCAGACCACTCTTACAAATCTCCAAAATATTATCGCCACGGTCTGGAACGCTATTAAAGCCGCTGTTTCAACGGTTCTTAATGCCATAAAGGGTGTTGTATCATCCGTGTGGGATGCCATTAAGACCACTATTTCAAATGCGGTTAATGCGGTAAAGACTACCATTGGAAACGGTTTTACTGCGGCAAAAGATAAAGTATCCACAATAGTAACCGGCATAAAGGATAAGATTTCATCGTCCTTTACTGCGGCAAAAGATAAGGTTTCGTCAGTTGTCAGTGGTATTAAGGACAAGATATCAAGCGGATT